CACTAGAGGACTTTTTTACATGAAATATTTCAGATACACATTAGACGACCTACAGAAATCAGCAGACAGAAAACTATTCACATACATTTCATTCTTTGCTGGTGGTGGTGGTTCATCATGTGGATATAAACTAGCTGGTGGTGATTGTAAGTTCATCAATGAGTTTCAACAAGTTGCAGTAAATACCTATCTTGCAAACTGGCCAGGTACACCACACATATGTGGAGATATCAAAGATGTGACAGGTCAAAAGATTATGGAGATGACTGGTATCAAAGAGGGTGAACTTGATTTACTTGATGCAAGTCCACCATGTCCACCTTTCAGTATGTCAGGTACAAAACAAAAAGGTTGGGGTAAAGAGAAGACTGCATATGGTATGAAACAAAAGAACATAGAAGACTTGACATGGGAGGTCATTCGTATTGCTGGTGAGATAAAACCTAGAGTAATCGTGTGTGAGAATGTAAAGGGTCTGACTATGGAGTATGCATCTGAACATCTTGCACGAATGGTCAATGATTTTGAAGCACAAGGATATACAGCTGTATATAAAGTACTCAAGGGACACGAACAAGGTGTACCACAAAAACGTGAACGTGTATTTATCGTATCGGTGCGTAATGACGTGTTAGATGATATAGGTATGCCATTTATGTTATTGAGTGGATTATTTCCACAACCAGAGAAAGAGTTCGTAGATATTCGTGGTGCAATAGGTGATTTGCAGTTAGATAATGAAAATGCAACTGAAGCACATGAGTTAGTAGAATCAATGAAGAAGGGTGCGAAGTGGAAGTGGTTGAAACGATTGCAAAAAAACCCAGACAAAGTTGTGTCCGTTGGTGATGACGTTGTTGGGCCATGGTATGATAAGGTGATTGCACATAGAGTGAAATGGGGTAAGAGTATACCAGAAAAGAAACACTCATTCTTTCAATCCAGACGTGTGCCGTGGAATCAAGCATCACATACGTTATCAGAACAAGGACTTATGACAAGTCTTGCAGTCCATCTACACCCAGAGGAAGATAGGGTATTCACCACCAAAGAAGCATCTCGTATTATGACACTTCCAGACGATTATATTAACACAGGTACATTGAATGAGAAACTTGCAAGGATAGGACTTATGGTTGCACCTATATGTATGAAATACCTTGCAGACGAGATATATAAACAAATATTGGAGCCGTATCATGCAATACATCAATCTAAAGACTGATTTAGGTAAGAAAGAAACCCTCGACAAGTGGAAGGGTAAGTTTCCAGATGAGTCAAGTTATAAAGACGTAATACGAGTCACAGAAGATACTGCAATTATGAAACCAGTCGTATCACTTGATGGTTCAGACGTACCTCTTGCATATATCATAACAAACGCATATCCAGATGACACAGTACGAGATACACTCACATCAATCGAGGACACATCTACCATGAGAGCCAACTGTAGTGGCCCTATAGATAAGGAAGATATGAAGAAGAAGGGATTGATTGAGGGAGAACATTACAAACTCAGAACACCAAATAGTTACCATGTAAAGACAAAGAGTGGTGGTTGGGGCATGATAGCTTATGCAAATGAAATACACTCCGTTATGATAGGATATAAAAGAGGTAGATTTACTGGTGCAATAGACAGCTCAGGGTGGACGAAGGATAATGCAGAGAAGTTTGAAATACTCAAGGACATATCCAAGTACAATGAACGTGCATTTGCAAAGGCCAATAACGACATATACAATAAACAAAAGACATTTGCAGAAAGTTTCGTCAAACCAGAACACCGAATGGGTATCTTCAGTACCTATAGTGCAAATAGATATCATAGTGGTCAATCCACCAAGATGAGTTTCCATGTAGACTCAGGAGATACCGAGATGGGATTAACGTCTATGTGTGTATTCAGACAAGGGGATTATGATGGTGCATTTCTGACATTTCCACGATATAACATTGCTATAGACGCACCAGACAATAGTGTGGTAATCGCAGACAGTCTAGAAGTACATGGTGTAACAGAGATAACTGGTAATGGAGAACGATTCAGTTGCGTGGCCTATATGGATAATAGACTTGCGACCATAGGAACAGCAGGTAAGAGTGAGAAACTCATAGGTAAATATGCAGCCAAAACAAGTGGTAATTTAAAGGATTTTATGTCTTGACAACTCAGATATAATATGGTATAATAACGGCAGGAGTATTAAATTTATATGAAAATTAAAGAACAAAATGAAGATGGAAGAATAGTATGGAAGTACCCACCTGTTCCAGATGGTTGGGGATATCACAACCTAAATTTTAGGTCGTTTTACTTTAAAATTTTTGTATGGTGCGTTATATCTAATCAATGGAAAAAGTATGGTGGAAGACATACTTTACAGTCAAAATATGAGGACTGGAAAGAATATAAAGGTTCAATAGGTAAAAGTGCAAAAAAAAAGGTAACAATAAAAAACGCAGAAGAATATAAAATGTTGTTAGCCACTTCACCTAAAGTAATTATAGAAGTTATAGAGTGGACAACATTAAACAACGCTGGATATGGAGAAATAGATATGTTATATGATGAAATAAATGATGAAGAAAGTTCAAAAAACTGGTTTAATTCAACTGGTGGCCAAGGTGGATATGGAGCTCAAGGTTATGTCGCAAGTAAACAAGTAGAGGAAGTTTATGATAGAATTAGAAAACTGGAAAAAACAATAGAAGAGTTGTGGAATCCAGAATCACACAAATATCCAAAGGAAGTTATTAAAGCGTGTGCAGAGGGAACTATTGAATCTAGAATAGAAAACACAATGAAATATGTACAAGAAGAGTATGATGATGTTTTTGAGTTAGATTTTTCATATAAAGGCGAACTAGAAGAGATGCTCAAAAATTTCTTACAAACAAGAGCAGTAAAACTAATAGGACAAAGAGTTACATATTTTAAAGAGCAATTTGACTTAGATTCAAATCCAAATAGATTTGGTTTTTCAATACAATTAATGCCTAAATCTGGTGTAAAAACAGATAGAAGAGTTGGTAGTTCAAACCATAGAGGAACTGGTTGTGTAAAATCTGAAAATGGAATAGGTATGTGGAGTATTGGTATTCCACATTATATTCATGGAAAATGGAAAAGTCATGTTATAAATTTTTTCTTTTCACAATGGAATCCACAATTAGATATGAATGAAACTAGAGTGCCACATTCAGCAGAAGATGATGCACAAATTATAGTAGATTATTTAAATGGTGAGAAATTATTTGTAAAAGACGAAAAAGGAAATGACACTCCAGATTTAAATCATAAGTGGGTTGCAAATTACTTCAAAAAACATAAATATGCAAAAAATAAAAAAGATAAATGTATTGAAGAATGTGAAGCTATTATAGATGATTCAAGGTTACAATTAAAGGGTGATAAATTACAAACATACTCTGAGTCAGATTTAAAAAATGACCTTAACCTTAAAAAAAGTTACTATGAAAAAGTTAACAAAGAATTAAAAACTTATGAAGAGAGAGATGAGAATGGAAAAACAACTGGTAATACTATTATAAATTCAGATGGAATATATGATTCACACATTAAAATTTCTATGAGTGCAGATATTGAAGCAAAAGTTCAAGACCATTTTTATTCTCATAATTATGAGAAAAATTTTGAATGGAACGATTGTGGTGAAGTAAAACTTACAGATAGTAAAAGACCAAAAATCAAATTAAATCTGTATTCAAAAAGTATTACAAAAATTAAAAGATGGGAAACATCTGCAAAAACTAAACGAACAAATGCGATAACTAATGAAGAAAGATTGAGAACAACTATTGCATTGTGGTCTAACTATATGGATATTGAATACGAAATTTTACCAGCTAAGAGAAGTAAAGCTTTATCTGATGGATGGATAAAAGAAATAAAAAAGGAAAAAGAAAATGATAATCTGGATAGCAGGCCCAGCAGCTTCAGGAAAGAGTACGGTGACCAAACTTATATCGGACAAACTGAAGAAGAGGTACAACAAGGAGTATGAGTGTAAAGACTTTGCTTATACCAATAAACAGAATTATAAAATACCATTTAAAACATACAATAAAACTATTGTAATTGGTAGAGATTGTCAAATTTTAAATGGTTTAGATTCTGTCTTTGTTGGACAACACAGATTTCAAGATTTCTTGAGAGATGTATATAAAATGTGGGACTTCTTTACTCCAACAATTTTAGTTGAAGGTAACAAATTTGTTAGAGGTAAATCAATTCATGAGTTTTTAATTAAAGAGCAAATGAGTTATAAAATGTTTTATTTAGAAGTTCCCAAAAAAATACTTGACAAAAGGTCAAAAGAAAGAGATAATGGATATGATAGAGAAATGAGAACTGACTCTCTAGTAGTAAAAGAAATAGCAGCTTATAAGAAAATTGTAAATAATATTGATTACAAAGAAAACATTAAAGTTAGAGAGTCTAAAACAGAAAAACAATGCGAAAAAATTGCAAGTGAAATATTTGAGATGATAAAAAAATGAGAACAGCTTTTCACCCAAGTAAAATTGGAGATATAATTTATAGTTTACCTGCTGTTCACCGAAGAGGTGGAGTTGAGGTTTACTATATCAAAAGACCAGAGGTTGCAGAGTATCTAAAACCTTTACTTGAAGCACAACCATATATTGGTTCTGTTGAATGTGGTAAAGAACCACCAGAAGATTGTACAATAGATTTTAATGCGTATCAAAGTTTATACAGATTAATGTTAAGACCAGACTTAATCAATTTAAACTGTCTAGCTGCAGGTGTAAGAACGCACCACTTCCCATTAAAACTAAGTGGCATAACTTTACATTCAACTCATGTTAAATATATGGACGGTCAGCACATTGATTTAGATAAACACAGAAATTTACAACAATGGAGGCCTGATCAATCTTGGTTGACTAATATTAAACCAATACACAAATCAGATATTGTTATCAATATGACAGAGAGATATCACGATTGGGATAATGATAAACATGACTTTAGGTTCTTTGATTATATATTACTTAAAGATTACGACTGTGGATTTATTGGATTAGATAATGAATATAAACTATTCTGTGATAGATATGGATTTGAACCAAAGAGAATACTTGTGAGAAACGCACTAGAAGTTGCACAGTATATATCTGGTTCTAAATTATTTGTAGGTGCAGCTAGTTCTGCAAAGGCAATTGCAGAGGGTTTGAAACATCCTACATTGATGGAGATTAGTAAAGAATACCCAGATGATTTACCTAAACACAAACATGGCCATTACTTTATTAGTAAAGAGTTGATAGAGTATTATCTAAATAATGAGATAGACAAACCAAAGTTTGCAGAATTTGATGGTGAAATAAAAATGGGATTAGATGAGTTTATGTAATGCAAAACATTAAAGATAAATATGTATATCTAACAACAGAGAAAGAAGACCAAACTTGTATAGGTATCAAGGGTGGCACGTTTGCTGGTGTTGTATATAAATATGGTGAGATTTCACTTGGTGAAGAAACTGATGATGGTAAAATGCCTTTCAAGTTTAAATTTGATATATTAGATAATAATGGATTATCGAGGCCTCAGTTTGACGCAAATGATGAATGGATTACTCTTATAGGTGATATCCTTATAGATATAATAGATGAACAACATGAAAAGGAAAACAAACTTGAATCAGACAATTGAAAAAACAACACTTAGTAATCTTATATCAAACGAAAGGTATGCTCGTAAAGTTCTACCTTTTATTAAAGGAAACTATTTTGATGTAAGAGAAGAAAAGGTTGTTTTTGAAGAGATAACCAAATTTGTTGATAAATATAACAAGATACCTACAAAGACTACTCTAGAGATAGAGTTAGAGAGTAGGAAAGATTTAACAGACGTAGAACACAAAAAGATTGTTGCTCTTATCGAATCACTTAATTCTACAGATGTAGATTTTGAGTGGTTGGTTGATACAACAGAAAAGTTTTGTAAAGATAAAGCTATCTACAATGCAATCGTAGATGGTATAAAAATTATAGATGGAAAAGATGGACAACGAACAGCAGAGGCAATACCAGAGATACTCACAGATGCTCTTGGGGTTTCTTTTGATTCTAGCGTTGGGCACGACTATCTGGGCGATAGTGAAAATCGTTTTGATTACTACCACAGGATAGAAGAAAAGATACCATTTGACTTAGAATTTTTTAATAAAATTACAAAGGGTGGTTTACCACCAAAGACATTGAACATTGCACTTGCAGGCACAGGAGTCGGTAAGTCGTTGTTTATGTGTCATGTAGCTGCAAATTGTTTATCACAAGGTAAGAATGTATTATACATTACTCTTGAGATGGCAGAAGAAAGAATTGCAGAAAGAATAGATGCAAATCTAATGAATATCTCTATGGAGGATTTACATGATTTGCCAAAGACAATGTTTCAAGATAAGATTGCCAAGATTACAAAGAAAACATCTGGTAAACTTATCGTAAAAGAATACCCAACTGCAAGTGCTCATAGTAGTCACTTCAGAGGTTTGATTAAAGAATTAGCGATTAAGAAA